ACCATTGTCGGTGATGCTTGAGTTTGCCGGCGCACCGCCTGCTCCCCCACCTTTCACAAGCACATTCAAGGTTAGCAAGGCCGAAGAAGATTCCTGTGTCGTCGAATTGAAATATGGGATGCCACCGGAAGTGACCGTGCCACTTACGGTGATAGGAAATGCTCCACCACCGCTTGCCGCAATCGTAGGCCCATATTGGCCTCGCGTGATGGTGATGTTCGAGCCCGCAGTTAACTGTAAGTCATGGCAGACAGCATCCCATTGCGTTGCGACCGCGTTATCAACGCTGAATCGACAACTTTGCCCCTGGGCGATCACCAAAGAAGATCCACCAGGGGTTACGGTCCAGGTTGTAGGAGTGACCGTGACCGCCGTTGAGCTTCCAGTAGTAATGTTCGTAAGACTGAAGACGCAATTCGGAACGGCGAGAGTCGTGGCGGTTGGTAAAGTCACCGCGACAGCTACGCTCCCTTGGTAGAAGACCGCTTTCGGATTGCAATCCGTCGAGGCAATAGTATCGGTAGCAGTCGTGCCAGTCACGTCGCGTTCAGCGAGTCCGGGTGGTCCCCAAAGATTTGCCCCCGAGAGTCCTCCAGATGGAGTGTTGGTAAGTACCTGCGGGACACCGTTCGGACCTGTAGGGCCGGGCAGACGAGCCGCGGCGGGAGTGGAATTCTCGGTGATAAGATCGCCCAGGATGGACATGGGGTTTGTAAAACTGCCTTTGCCGCTCTGGGTAAAATAATTTGTGCCGTCATTGTATATATCTACGCCGCTTCCGGTAACTAGCGTGATGCTGGACGATCCATCAATGTTTCCAAAAAGAGGAGTGATGGTCACAAGCCCGGCACCCAGATTTTTCAATTGGAATACGTAACCGGTGCCGCAAGTCGCGGCCGATGGAAGATTGACGGCAAAGGCTGAAGCACTGTTCAAAATGACAAGTTTCAAAGCGTCCGAACAGACAACCGTGTAAGGCGAAACCGTTTGAGTATTCACCCCGCTATTCATGCGTGAGATGTTCTGCCCGTAGGAGGACCCTGCAGACAAAAAAAATATCGCCAGCAGCAGAGGCCAAAAAAATCTCTGCCGTTTGATCTTCACAATTCTATTTGAACCTGCCGGGAAAGCCTTCTGATCGGATATGGTTTGCATTGTCCGGGTCAGCCATTTTCTTTAAAAAACGTTACCAAGGAAATGCACCACAGACAACCACTTTAGCGGGTAGTGGCCTAGAAGATGGTACCTGCGCACGCGAGCGCCGCCGGCATATCGCCGATGAATGTGTTCGTGCCCATGTGCGTGGTCTTCACCCAGGGAAGCAAAAGAGCATGATAACCTAGAGCCAAACAATCATGGATCAGCCAGTAATCTTCAGAATCATATTCGTGTGTTTCCGGATTCACGCCAACCTTGAAAAAATCATGAATGCGGCCGGGATTCGATGCGGGATCGTGGCGAGCTTCATACCAGCGGTCCGGATAAGCTTTCATGAATTTCAAAAACACTTCGCGCTTGACCATCAGGAGCCCAGTGCCTACATGCTTCATCGGCTCCGGCTGATCGAGTTGAATGGTCTTTTCGCCTTCAAACGGAGGGAAATTCAAAACAAAGTCGCCGCCGATTCTAGGCAGGTCCTCTGCGGTAAACGCCTGGCCGCTGGTCTTGAACTGATGCGCGAGACCTGCAGGATCGAAACCATTCTGAGAAGGATTGTTGTGGCTCCATTCTAGGACCCGGCGCGCGATCGCGTATTGAATGCGGTCCCAGCGAATGGATTTCTTGCTGCAAGGAACACCCAAAATATCCTTGTCCATCTCTAGCATCGCGATGATGTCGCGGGGGTCGAACCCGATATCGGCGTCGATGAAGCAGGCATGGGTATTCGAGCTTTCTTTGAGGAAACTATCGGCCAGACGGTTCCGCGCGCGGCTGATCAAGGATTCGTTGTAGACGCTGCTCCAGCCGAAATCGACGCCAAGTTCTTTGCAGAGGTAGGCGAGATGCACAAAAGAATCGTGATAATTGATGGTGAGATTTCCACCATACATGGGAGTTAAGACATACAGCGATTTCCCGCGTAGACTCATCCAGGCCGGAATAATATCATAGATTCATTTTGAAGCGCTGCGCACCAATGTTTCTTTTTCGGTGATGCGCATGGGATCGATCAAGAATTGCCCGGGCTTGACCTGCAGTCCGCGATACTCCGCACCATCTATTGTCACAACAATCGTGCGGCAGGCCAGCACTTCCTCCAGATGTTCTGCCATGATCAGCGGGTCATGAACCCTCACAGTCCGGCCCATGGCCCTTAATTCCGTCATGAGCGCCATGCCGGCAGATTCTTCGGTGATGGCCGTGCCGGCTTTGTAGGTAAGCCCAAGGATCCCGACGTCGCCATCTGCCGGGACTTGCGCCAAGATGAATTTGAGCATTGTCTCGTTGATGGCGTCGGTAGCGGCCGCCAAATGAGCGGTGATTCCAGCTTTCTTGGCAACGTATTGGAACATCCGGTTATCACGGGGGTAACACAAGCCGGAAAACGGCATTCCCGGCTTCAGCGCTTTCTTCCCAATCCGGCTGTCGCAGCCGACGAAATCTAGAATCACATGAGGATCGGCTCCCAATTGTTTCGCTACCATTCCCACCTGGTTCGCAAAACTGATCTTCATGGTCACGGCGCAATTCAAGGAAATCTTGGCGAGTTCGGCTTCGACAAATGTCATGATTTTGCATTCTGGTGGAATAGGATTTGCGCGCATACCTGGAACTTGCGAGAGGCGCGCATAAAGAGATGCCACTTCTTCGGCTGCTTGCTGATTACTTGCGCCTACTAAGGCAACGTCGGGATAAGCCAAGTCGTGCAGCACCGTCCCGAGAGCGATCAATTCCGGCTTGTAGACCAGCTGGATGTTGGCTGAATGCTGCTGGATGGCCGGCAAAAGAATCTTCTCGCAGCTCCCCGGCGTCACCGTGGATGTAATGATGAAGAGATACGGGCTCTTGCGGTTTTGCTCACTGACCGCATGGGCAATCGCCGCGATCCCATCAAGGAGATGGTGGTTGTCAAAACTGCCGTCCGGAAGGCTAGGCGTGGGAGCAACGAAGATGCAAGCGTCTGTCCATAAGACCGCGTACTGTGGATCGGTAGTTGCTTTCAGCGATGGTCCTGTTTTTTGGAGGGCTGCCTGGAGCCCAGGCTCCTGGATGGGAGCGCATTTCGCATTGATATCATGAACTTTTTTTGGATCGAGATCGTATCCTTTTACCTGCAAACCGACTTGCGCAAACGATACCGCCAGTGGCAAGCCCAGGCGTCCTAATCCGAGCACGCATATGTGATTTATCATTTGAGCGTAAACATGAATTCGTGCGGCTCGAGTATCCCAGTCAGATCAAGACGCACCGGGATTATGCCGCAAACGAAAAAACCTTCGGCATCGGAAATTTTGCGCAAGCGAGACCAAAGAGCACAGCCAACCATAAGCGATGGTTGCGGCTTGCCATGGACTACTTGCAATAGCTTCTGGAATTCACCGAAGGCGGACAAGATCTGCTCGTAGGGCCAACCTTCGATCGCCGGCAAGGTGATGGAAGAAGTTTTTGCCATTTTCTTAGAACCACTGGTATCCACACTGATTGCAAATTCTCATCCCACCAGCGAGCCCTGTTGCGGTACTCCCACATTTTGTACAAACCGGCAACCGTTGTCCAACAAGAAGATCGGGAAGGTTCGTTCTCCGTATCTGGTCTACCGGCTGTACATGATCAGTTTTGCTGCTGCGGTAGAAGTAAAAATACATTACGTCCGGGATGTAATGCTCGGTCTTGACGATGTTGAGCGCGCGCATCCCATCCGCCCATCTGGCATCCTCGCCGAATCCCCCGGACATGGGTACGCGCAGCGCTAATTCTCGGCGAATCGGATTCAAGTGGCTAATGTCGCGGTAAAATCCCTCCTGGTCCGCATTCCATTCTTTGTATTGGAGCGAATGATAAGTTCTTTTCTGCTTTTCGCCATCGACGTATAACTGAAGCCCAAAACCGATGTAGTCGACTCCATCGAGCAATGGATAGATTGTCGAGACATACGAGGCCGGCACTAAATCGTCATCGTCCACCTGGCAAACATATTCCGCTGTCGATGCCTCAATCATAGCTTGGCGATTGGTCCCTAGATCCATGGAGCGATCAAACATTCTGACCGTGGCCTTGACGTCAGGATGATAATCCTCGAGCTGCGGCCGGAGCACTGCCAGCAAACGTGCCAGGAATTGCTCGCGCGATGGCTGGCTCAAAATCAGAATTTCCAGTTTTGTCATTTCATGGCCAGCTTGAGTTTGTCGATATCGATTTCGCGCAGCGGTGCCAGGTCCCTGTAAAGCCGTTCTACATTATCGTTCGAATGCCGCACCAAGCGCTGCCGATAGGTTTCGTCTTCTTCGGCTTTCCCAAAAAATACATGCAAATGCTCTATGACGAAAGGCAAATAACGTCGTCGTCCGATGGCGTCGGCAAGCTCGCCGATCCAGCTATCGCCATAGTCCGAACTAAAAAAAGGTGGCGTGATATAACCAAGAACCTCATACCAGCGCCGGCCTATGAAGGGGTGAACGCCAAAGCCACCTGTGCCGCTTGCTTGGCTGTGACTTCCGTCGTTTCCATGCACCATCAGGATCTCGTCCGGGTATTTTTCGAATTCCTTATACACTAGGCCATCCCACCCGGGAGTTCGAAAATAAATATCGTCGTTCATTTGTCCAAGAATTTCTCCGTTAGCTTTCTGTGCACACTTATTCCAAGTATTCGAAAGAACAATGCGCGGGCCAACAAGGAATCGGACGTCGAGATTAAATTCTTCATTGAAATTAAAATAGGTCAAAGTGTCGTCAAGGTCCACATACGCAATGAATTCTAGATAGTCACGGTCATTTGCTGCGTCGAGAGCCGAACGGACGGCGCGTTCAAGGCCTCGGCGGCGCCCGCGCGTGGGGATGAGAATAGAAATCATTCGGTCGGGCGTTGAAAGATTGCGAACCCTACGACGGAGGGCAACACAAGATGGGGCCAATCATGCGCGGCAGCAAAACTTCCGTACATATTCTGGTAGGAAACGCAGGCATCGTGCCAACAGACAATCCCGCCAGGAGAAATATTGTGGTCTCCGAGGCTCATCAGTTCCTTTTCGCGGACATTCGGATCGCCGGAATCGATGTGGACAAAATCCATTGGCGAGGTCCTGGAAGCAAGAAGGTCTTGCCCTGATATTTGCACGACGTCCACCATCGGCAGGTCTAGGAATCGCTCGCGCGCCGGCGCGATCCGTTCGGGATCGATGTCGCAGGTAATCAGGCGTCCAGTGCCGTTGTCGCGGAGAGCCCGGCCAATCCATTCGGCCGAATCGCCGACAAAGGTGCCGGTTTCGATGCATACGATCGGCTTAACCATCCGGACTAGCCCGTAAAGGAGCGCGCCCACTTCCTGTTCGACTCCGCGGCCTTCGACCATGTTGTACTGGCTACGCGGTCGGCCTGCCGGCAGTGCTCGGTACTGTCGCACGGTTCTTCTCCTTAGCTGGCGAGGCCAGGGCACGAATGGCTTTTAATCCACGAATTACGCCTTTCAGCGCGTCTCGATGGTTGCTGTATTCATCCTCAAAAGCTTGCGCCGCTTCTTCCAGCGCCTCGCGCCGCACCTTTTGATCGTGTGCGGCGAGGGCTGATTCAACACGCTCCCATTGCGATGGCCTAAAGACTATTTCATAAGGAATAAGTTCCTCTGAGTTCTCAGAAATCTTTGTCCAACGACTGCGGATGACTTTTTTCTTTAATGCTTCCTCCAGTGACTCGCGACTCGCGGCTTGCTCGTCCAGGCCTTCCTCTAGAACTTTTACATATTCGGGAACGGTTTCAGAGTCAGCGGAAATGGCCTGTTCTAATTCGTCGGCGCACCATAGGATGCGTTTTGTTTCATCCATATCCGGCCTAAGTGCAGGAGACTCTTTTGCTACTTTGCGCCATCGCGCGATCAATTCTCGCAAGTCGGTCATTGCTGGCTCCCTTGTCCGGCCGTGCGACCGGAGCACCGGTCACCTTCTCAATCATCTTCTGAAGCATAATTTCAAGGGTGTATTCCCGCCGCACCAACTCGCCGCCGGCGCGCGCGATCCGTTCGCATTCTTCGGGATGCTCCAGGTAGTATTTGACTTGTTTCCCGTTGTTCGCAAAAAATCCCAGCTCATAGTAAACAATATGGATTTCGTCTTTGAAAATCGTGAGGTTCTTGGCAGCATCGCCCGGGAAACGCGGAAACATGACCATCGTATCGCTGGCCATAATATCGAAGGTTTTTTCCACGAGCAATCGTGACGTTGGTGGCAAAAGAAAAAAAATTCTTATCTGCCGATAGTTCTCCGCGAGCAGCTCCGTCGTTTCGCGCTCGCGGAGCCCGCCGAGGTCCTGGACGATCACATTGCCGGAATAGAAAATCGTTTTCGCGCCGACATGCTGGATCAATTTCATCAAATACTCATGCCGTTGCTGATAGAGCGTGCCAATGAAGCCGAGATCGTATTTCTTGGGCTTACTGATAATCGGCCCATCCGATAGACCGTTCAATGTTGGCGGATGAAAGATCGTTGTATCCGCCCCATAAGGGAGCCACTCGCCGCCATACTTTTCAGCATCTTGCGCGGCCGGGAAAGAATAGTGCGTCGCCCATTTCTTCAGTTCCGGCACGCGCTGCGGCAGCCACAAGTCGCCGCGGTCCATGGATTCATCGAACCGCGCGAGGACCGGCACTTTCTCCATGAGCAGCTCCCACTGCTCGAACGGATAAATGGCCTTGAGCCAGGGCTGGGTGTATTCCATATAAAAAACAATGACCAAATCCGATTCGAGCAATTGCTCCATCGTCGGCATCTTGTCCAGGATAAAAGGAGTCACCTGCACGGTGTTGCCGGGGAAAAAGCAATCGCGCACTTCATGGCCCATCCTTGTGAGCGTATTGTAATAGCCGCCGAGAGCGTAAGAACAGGCCAAGAAATTCCTTGGATAAAAAATTGTCAGCTTCACGGCTTCCAGTCTTTTGTCGTTTCCGCAGCCTTTGGAATATCGTAGCTGATGCCAAACTCGGTCGCGCGCATCCCTGGGAATTTTTCTTCGTACTGTCCGGAAAGATGGTCCGCTTCCTCGATCATCTGCTTTTGAAACTCTTCCACCGTGAAAATTCCTTTTTTGACTAAGAGGCCCACTAGCGCGCTCACTTCCGCCCGCAGCAGAATCGTAACTTCCCGGTGATCCTTGACGGCCTTGCATTCAGCGTCATCGGAAGACCGTGTTCCCAACTGCCAGGCAGCGAAAGGTTGCCGCCACTTCGCCAAGATGTTCAGGTGACGCAGCAATTCTTGCTCTAGGTCAGCCATTTCACGGATGCTCCTGTTTGAACATTTGAAACGTCGTCTGCCGCCCACAGGTCTTGCAGCAGAAAGTTTCCATATCGAAATCGGGCTCGAATCCGGACGTGGATCCGCAGCCTTTGCAGGCGAGCTCTGGTTGCAAGCCGATTTGGCCCAGATTGAAGTAATCATTGAAGTCGCGGAATTGGGTTAGTCTCTGATCCTTCTTGATCGCTTGGCCAAGCGCTTTGTTATCAAGCGCGCCATTGGGCTGGATAATGCGCGTTTCGGGCCATCCGTCTGTTTGCAAGATCGGTTGCCAGGTCTCCGGCCACTTCCATGGTCTACTTGGATTTATAAGGGACGGACGCGAGATCTGTTCAGTTGGGATTGGCTCTTGCGCCTCCGGAGCCGGAGGCGAGCAAATTTCCGAATCTTCGAGCACGATTCTGCGGTCGAGCGCCATCGGCGGATTCTACAACGAAACAATCTAAGGGTGCAAGTTTTGTAGATAGATACTAATTATTTATTATTACTGAGCGGTAATTCCGGTGATTTGACCCCAAGGGCAAAATGTTTGTACGCCGGTCGAAGATAAAAACCAAAAACCGCCATTCAAAAAAACGTTATGAACAGCGCTGTAGAAATCTGTGCCAGCGCGAATCTGCACGGTTTGCGGGGAACCGGTCGGGTTGGTGAAAGTGATGACTAAATTTGTTGGAGCCGCCACCTTACCCCCTAACTTGTGTTATACTGTGCTTGGCTAGGCATGACTAGACGGGCCGGGGCCAGGCAAGTCCCGCCGGGGCATGGAATGGTGAGAACGAGGCGTGGCTGGCAAGGCCGAGGGAGCAAATTTGCTCCCTCTTTTTTCTGAATTCGCATCAGACAACGTCCGCGGTGCCTTCGTCGTAAATACCTGGTTTGTTATTTCCTCCGTAAATGTAAGCCGTATAATTCGTAACGGCCAAGGCCGCAGCTTGATAGGCAGCTTTGTTCGTTTCGCTGGTTTCGATGCCAGCTTGGTAAGTAGCCAACGTCGATGCCGCCGTCGCCTGCAAAACAGCCAATTGCGTCAGTTGCGCACTTGTCGGAACGTGAGGCGCATCCGCGCCTTGCGGATTTCCTGCTGATGGCATAAAGACTCCCTCGAACTTCGAGCCTTAAAGCAATTACCGGAGATTACTATCTAACGTCCGATAATTACTATCAAGAAGAAAAATCAAGCCGGAGCGACGAATGGTCCGCAGCCAGTCCTGATCGCAGAAACCCACGGCATGTAGTGCGCCAGGACTTCTTGCACATATGTGCCGAAGGTCCACTGGCGCGTCACGATCGGCCACTCGATAGCGTAATAGTCGCGCTGCATTAGGAATGTGCGTACCGCGGGAACGCGGCTGTGCGGATACGGATTCTTGTTGATGTCATAGAGCATGGTGCCTTGCGGGAACATGGGGTGAATGCGAATCGGGATGGTGTCGCCGCCGGTGGGGTTGACGCTGTACTTCGACTTGTAACCGGTCACGACAAACCCGCCGAGGATGCCGGCTTGCTGCTCCATCTGGCTGACCTGGAACATGTAGCTGTTGTTCCCGGTCGAAGAAAAGATGATGGCCGATTCAAGATTGGCTTTGACGTCGGCGGAAACCCAGATGTTGTCCGGCTGGGCCTGGAAGTTGGTCCAGAGATATTGCAAGTCGGTTTCGAGTTCGGCAACTTGGCCGTTGCCTGCCGGGGTAAACGATCCGCCGTTCATATCGGTCCAGAGCCCGTTGATGAAGGAATAGGTACCTAAGCCGTCAAAATCGGTTGGCTGGTAGCTGTTGTCGGTCGAGAGCCCGGCGGCATTGCCAAGCTGCGTGCCGGCAGCGACAGCAGAAATCGTGTAGTTTGGCCAAGCGGTGATCGCGCCAAGCTTGACGTTGCCGGTGGCTGCGGTGACGTTGACGCCCCAGAACCAGGCATAGCCGACGGCACCCTTTACGGCAGGAACCGAAACGGTAACTTTCTGGGCAGTGGCGTTGGTCGTGACGATTGCCGCCACGTTTGAAATCTGGCTGCAGCCGCAAGCGACGTTGGTCGTGCTGCCATCGGCGTTCGTCCGGCTATAGCTTGGCGTGATGCCGTTGACAACGCTTGGCGGAGCGGCGTAGCCGGCCTGCCCGCCCGGGTTCATGCCGTAAGCGGTGATCGCAACGACGGCGGCAACAACGTTTGCGCCGTTGCCAAGAGCGGTGCCGACAATCAAGGTCGAGGTTACGTTTGGAGCCTGGCCTAGGATGAAACCAAGGTTTCCGGCGGCCGTGCCGCTATTGCCCCACAACGTCATCATTTCTTCTTGTAGGCGCAGGCGCGCCAGGTTGCGGAAATGTTCATCGGCCAGATTGTCGGTGTAGCCTTCGCCGGCAAACTGTGCCGTGAAGGTCTCCCCACCTTCCATGCCGAGTTCCTTGTACGTGGCTAGGTAATCGATTTCGTTCGGGGTGGCCGTGGCGTTGCGCTGCCCTTCCAGCACGCCGGCATAGACAAACGTGGAGTTCGGATTGCGCGTGGCCTTCCAGTGCGCCGCGGTGCCGACGCCATCGTTGACGCGGCCTTGCCGCGGAATCATCTGAATGAAGGGAGTGAGCAGCGGGAAAATAAAGTAAGCTGGTCCTCGTAAATCGAAAAAGTTAAAGCCCGTGCTGGTCGTCACGCCCGCCTTGATCAGCGCGCGCCCGACAGCCTTGACGAGCGGATGATCCCAGGTCCACTCTTTCGGATCGACTTCGCCGCCCAGAGTTTTGGGCATGGCTCGCTTCATCAAGATAGCGAGTTCCGATCCAGGAGCGTATGCCTTGGCCATGCTGCTGCGCGAACCGGCCATGGCGGCCTTATAAAAACTCTGATCCATGCTTTTCATGCTGCGCTCCTGTTACCGAAAATTTCGCTTCTTCTAAACTTTGAACCGGCCTAATCAGGCTTCGATGTCAGCCAGTTTTTCGAATTCCATGGGAACCGGGATCTTCTCAGCCGGGGCCGGCGCGCCAGCCCGCGGAACGGCAGTGATCCCGGGCCGGTTCGGCGTGACCGCGGATACCGCCGTCGGTATGATCTTGTCGCCAAGCGTGGCGGAAATCCCCTTCAGCACCATCTCGCGAATCTTTTCCTGGACCGCCGGGTCGGTGTCGAAGCTTTCGAGAGCCTTCTTGGTCAAATGCTGGGTCGTTTCATGGATCATGGCTTCGATCCCGCCGGAAGGCACGATAAGAGCAGTGCCATCGGCTGCCTTGACCACGCCAACGGTTCCGCCGCCCCACTCCGCGGCCATGGCCTTCATGGCATCGATTTCGGCTTTCATCGTTTCCGCATGAGCGGCATGCGCCTTTGCAAGAGCTTCGTGGTGCGCGGCCATCTGCGTGTGGTGCGTGTGCCCCTTGGCCATGTGCGCCTTCATGTCGTGATCGTTGGCCATGCCATCATGGGTGGCCTTGTAATGCGCGGCATGCTCGCTGTGCGCCGCCTTCATGGCGTCGTGGTGCGCTGACGCGGCCGCATGGAACGCGTGGGATTTTTCGAGTTCCTGGGCCTGCTTCGAAAAGAAATTCCCGATGGAGCGCCCGGCCTTCTCAAGACCCTCTGCTTCGCTAAGTTTGAACATCGCTTCCTCCTAGAATCTTAAAAAATCCCTGTTATGCCACGCGCGCCTTGACTTCGGCAAGCATTTCGCGTGTCTCTTCGTCCACCATGGCCACGAGAGTCTGCGTCAGCGCGGCAACGTTGCTGGCCAGCATCTCGGGCAACTGCGAATTTTCGTCCAGTTCGTATTCCTGCTCGCAGGCAACCGAAAACACCAGGCAAGCCAGTTCCTCGAGCGAACAGGCAAGCCGTGAAACTTCCCACATGCCCTTCGCCAGCTTCCCCATATCGGCATCGAGCGCGGCCAGGCGCTGGCTGGCAATCTTTTCCAGGTTCTGATTCAGATAAACCCGCGCGGACTTGCGCATCAGGGTGCGAATCGCGGCAATCTTCGTTTCCTCGGTAGTTACATCGATCCCAAATTTCTTCGCGGCAGCAACGATCTTGCCGCGTACTTTGGTCTTTTCCTTTTCCGGCGCGGCAACCATCTTCGCAATGCTCCGGCGGACATAGCCGGCTTCATGCACCGGATAGTCCCAAGTCTCCGTCTTTTCGAGGTCGGGAACATGCGCAAAAGCCGTGCTCTCTAAATCCTTTCCGCCAACTTGCTTCGTCTTCTTGGCCGGTGCCGGTGCCGGTGCCGCTGCCGGTGCCGCTGCCGCCGGTATGACCGCTGTCGTAATCGGCGTCGCCTTGGCCGCTTTCAACAGGCTCACTTCCTGCTCGAGCGCCGCGATCCGCGGATCGGATCCAGGAACCTCCGTCTTGAGGAACTTGCGCATTTCAATGGATCCGTCTGTCTTTATGTACGCAAAGTGGGCAGTTGGGAGGCAAGGGTTGTCGACCAAAGAAATTTCTGACGGATTCGCAACGTACCGCATGCAGTTTTTGAAAACTGGATCAGGAACTTGGTTGCCAACTTTGCGGCCGCCTTGAGAAAAACCGCTATAAACTCGCTCTTCAACTTTTTTCCAGGCGTTGTCATCGACGACCTTGAAGGTCATCTCGATCTCTTTGTCCGCGTCGTCGAAATTGAATCCAATGCCCTTGCCCACCGCAGAAAGCTGATGCATTTCTCGCAACGGCATGCAATTCTCGCCGTCGGTGGCCTTGGTCATTTCCGAAATCAGCGCCTGATAGTAAGGCTTGGATTTTTCATAATCGCAAACCTCAAAATCCTTGTCGGGGACTTCGCCGGTGACGACGCCCGACACTTCGCGCTTCACGGCATTCACTTTTGTAAAAGGGATGAACTTGGAGAAGTCAGACATTTCACAAAAACGCTATCGAAGAAATGCACCACATACAACTAATTTCTTAAAGCTAGGATTGGCAGCATTAGAACCTTAGGCTGCGGGGAATAAAAACTTAGGCTTGTAACTTAGAGCCTAACATGCTAGATTGATTGCGGCGGGGAGTGGCGTGAGACGGCGCGGAGAGACACGGCCCGAACGAGGCAAGAACGAGGCATGGCAGGCGTGGATAGCAACGGCGGGAATTGGCTCGACCAGGCGGGACGGGATAAGGCAAGGAGTGGCAGGCGCGGAACAATACGGTGAGCGAGCAACAATTACGGAAAATTCTGGCTTCGACGCTGGAACTAGTGAGAGAGCAACAGGCGACACTGTTCGAGCAAGGCTGGGAAATCGCCGCACTGCGCGACGCTCTGCGAGAAGTCGAGCCTAAAGCGGCCGAGTTTTTGCTCGTCGCGCTGGTAAAATATCGAAGCCGAGACCTCGACGCATACGACGCATTCCAAAAACGATTTGCCGAGTTAATTGCTCGATTGACAGATGTTTGAACGGCCGGTTTTGGGTTTTGCGTTTCATAGCCAAGCAGAGTGTAGCACTTTTTCGGGCAGTCTAAGAAGGCCCGACCTGTGTCACTAAAATCACGCACCGGCATCGAGGGTGCGCGCCCGGAAAAAGGTCGCCGGAAGGAAACGGCTGGCCCAATTCCACTTCCACGCCATCGTTCTCATCGCAAATTCCGCAGACATTTTCATCCTCAGAAGTGGTCCAGCGGATTTTCTTGACGAGCCCGCTGTCGCGCCAAACGATGAAGTTGCCGCCTGCTTGCGCGTTAGAAATTTCCGTTCGCGAAATCAATTCCGCGCGCGCCTCGCTGAAAATGCCATTGCCTTCCGCTTCATCGGCAAGCGCCTCCTGGATGGCGGTTTTGATTTCTTCAAACGGCGAATCTTCCGTAAAAGAATCGGCCACAATCTCGCGGATCCGGTCCCGGGTGGTGTTCGATATGGCCCATTTAGCGTCCGGGTTCTGAACGAGATTCCCTTCGACGTCGCGTTTCATGCCAACCATTTCGGCGGCACGCTCGCGAGCATAATTTTCGGCGGTGGTATTGGCCGAGGAAATCAAGCCAGCAGTCGAGAATTCAATCTGCAGAGCTCCCTGACCGATCCCGGAGAGCATCGCGGATTCGAGTGCCGGCTGGATCTCGAGCGGCAAGCTTTCCCATTCCTTTTCTAGCGCGGCAATCAGAGCATCGGCGAAGGCTTGGACATCGTCATCAAGAGACTTTCGGAGCAGCTTCGCGTAGCTTTTCGAAGCGTGGGGCCCCGCGATAGAGTTGGCCGAACTGAAAGCGATGCGTTCGCGCTCGGCCGCGGAATCGCCCTGATGCTTTTTCCATTCGCTGTTGAACACGTGCAACCATTGACGGCGGCGCGATTTTGGAACGTAGGCAGGTACCTGCGACTCGCTAGAGTAAGGCACGGCGGACCCTTTCGCTCGGCAACATCAGTTTTTCGAGATCCTGAACGGTGTAATCGACTCCCGAAAAAACCAAACTCTTCAACGTAAATACTTCCTCTTCAAGCGGGTTGCCGGCATCTACATATTTCTGCGCATCGGCTTTTGGATCCAAGTACGCAACGCAAACATGCGGGCGATATTCCGGATGTGTTTCGGTATGCGGGAGCACTTTCAAATCTTCGTGCAGCTTCCGGAGTTTTCCGCTTTCAACAAGCATCACCAGAGGTATGCCGTCTTCATTTTCCGGAAAGGCCTCGAGCGGCCCGATCGTGACGTCCAGCTCGCCAGTCCCGCGCGTGATTGCTTCGATTTGATCCTTGGTCACGGATTCATGAAAGCCCCATAAAACCGTGCAGTGCGGCTGCATGTCGCGACCCTTTTGTGCAAAATCTTCTTCATCGACTGGAATCGCCAGCACGCGCTGGGCATCATCGGCCGAAAGATTGAATTGGACGCTGCCGTATTTGCGTTTACTTAGAACATTGCCAAGAATTTTCTGGAATCTGCCGGAAACCGCCGCGAGCTGGGAGCGGAAAACTTTCCCGACGGCATGCTGGATGGCATGGACGGCCTGTTCGGATTCAGCTGTCAGTACGCCGGCTTCAATACGCGATCCGAGCCGTTTTTCGAATAGCGCTTCCTGAAGTTTTTTTTTACCGTCCAGGCTTTCTTTGCCGTTATCGACCCCGGTGTTTCTTCCCGTCGACCGGCCACCGCCGGCTTCCTGGCTGACGGGTGTGCCGCCGCGTGTGGCATTGTGCCCGCCGGCGCCGTTCGTCGCGGGCTTCGGAGGCGGTGCCGTGGGCGTTACCGGATGTGGACGAATAACTCCCTTTTCATCGACCATCAACCCCGCGGTTGCCGGAGCAACGCCCACTGGAATGAATCCTGTCCCACTGATCACTCCGAGCTGGTCGGCTTCCGGCTCCGGCCGCAATTCCTCGCCAACACGCTTCCGGGCTTCATTCGGGGTCAGGATGGCCTTCCCGACCAGCATCGTGAGCGCGGCAGCATTCTTCAGTGGATCCGGCTCGGCATACGGGTTGATCGCGATTTCATAATCGACCATCCCCATCTTCCGCTGGATGATGAAATCGATGATGCCTTTGACCCAGAGCACCCATGGCAGCGTTCCTTCGACTTCGGCGGCGTCTGAAGACGATTTGCCTTCCGTGCGGATCATCTTCATCAGGCGTTGCGGACTTGTGCCGTAACCGAAAGCGATTTCGCGGATGTGTTTCTCGTCATAGAGCCCGGCAAGGAGTGGCTCTTTAGGAAAAAGAATTTGATCGACTTTGCCAGGCTCATTGAATCCCTGCACGAGCCGCCATTGGTTGCGCTTGGCGAGGTTCCCGGCCAGCTGCGAGTTCATCCATTCCATCGCTTCTTCGATGCGGTCTGGCGACGTTCCACGTGGAACCACTTGGACAACGCCGGGGACGCTGCCCTCGGTGTAATACGCAAGGACGAATTGCAATCTCTTGATGCCGATTTGAATTTCAGGGGCAAGCTGCTCAGTGGCCGAATTTCCGTAGAGCTGAGAAGCCATCGTATTCCGTGGCACAATACTTCTAGGTTTATATACTAACTGGTCAGTAGTGAGGTCCACCCAAGGCATGCCCCAATAATTTTGGGCATAGGCAGGATCTGGCGGCATCGGCGTGAAACCATTGTTGTCAATATACCTTGTTATCATTTCGCCGCGAATGACTGCCAGTTCCGCAATCTCGCCTTTGTATGTCTTACGCATCAAAACCGAGGGTGCGTCGATCACGAGAAGATCATCGAGTAGCGGACGCAGCCATTCCTGCCAGTTGTGTTCGCGGTCGGGATACTCAAAGAACCGGTTCAGCTTAATCAGATCGTCTTTATTGTCTTTGGCGCGCTGCGCTACGTCCTTGCGAGACTCCATTGGGTTGGCACGCAACTGGATTTCCCAAGGAGCGCGCGTGACCGTATCTTTCACGTTCTCGATGCAGATCCGCGCCAAAGGATAAGTCGCGAGCGCTTTCAAGTCCGCGGCGGAAAATTCCGCGTCGGCGCGGGGGGTAAAAATCATGTTCTGCCCGGACCAGGTTTGGAATTGACGCGGCTCGCTACCTGGCCCTCCCAAAGGCTTGATTGGCTGGAATGGTGACCCCCAATTGTCAGGATCGATCCCGCGGATGGTATCGGCAGGTTTTTGATAAAGCGACCGGAGTCCTTGCACCAATTGTGCAACAGGACGAATCACGAGACCGGTGCGACCATTTGCCATTTAGGGAGCAGTCTATTCCAAATGCAGACTACGTGGAAGACGGAGTTTCCTCTTCCTGCAGGAAAGCTTGCCGGTCTTCTTTGATTTCAAGGTCGGTCCGCGCCACCGATGGCAATACTTTCGACGGATCGACGGCTTTGGCGATCGGAGAATCGAACCAGCGCGCGCCGCATACGGCGCAAGTATGCTGGCAAAGAATTTGGCCGCCGATAACGGGATTTTTCGCAACTGGCCCCGGCTTGGCTTTCAGCACGCAGCGCAGATGCCCTTCATGCGCGCCGCAGACCGGGCAGCGGGCATGCGGATCGACCAGCGCCAGAGCTTCGAGCTTCGGAAGCCGCAAAAACCATATGAACCGCTTCAAGGCGATGATTAGCCAATAAAAGAGCATGGTCAATTCTCTCTAACGCGATGGCGAGTCAGCCGCTCGCCGTAAAGTTTGTCGGCCCGGTCTTCGATTGTCTCGCGCGAAGGGAACCAGCGCATAAAATCAGGTCTTGTCTCGACCGAATCCATTATGAATTTCAGGCTCCCGTAATCGCAACTGATGCAAACAACTTCCGCGTCGCGGCCTTTCAAGATGAAGCCGAACTTAAAGGACCGCGATTCCTCTTTCAATGCCGCAATTTCCTGGTTCCTCGTCAGGACTGGCGGAGCATTGGAATCCCTTTTCCTGCCAGTCATGATTCAATTCTTCCAATTTCCCCAAGGCGCCACTCGCATCAATTCGCGGATGCGCCGTTGCTCTTTAAGAACCCCGGGAGATGTATGCTTCGGCACGGTAGAGTGTGGCCGCATGATTTTCGCCGCATCATTCTCGGAGATGACGCCAACAACATTCTTTTCGTAGCCAAAACGACGGTTCCATAATTGTGCGTATTCATTCCACTGATTTGCGGTGCGCCGCCAGGAACGTGGACTGCACACCTGCGCTTTGTAAAGTTCGCCGTTACGAAACCAAACGACGATGACCCTCAACACTGAAATTTCCATTCGTTCCAGCGCCGCAGAAGTTCTGCTTTTGCCGCTGCTGTCGTAAGCCGGTCGAGACAACCCGTCGTCATGCCTTCAAAGCAATAATCCATTTGGTCCCACAATTCACCACCAAAGATTCGCCCATTGCAATAGAAAGCCTCGGCAATCTCCGCGCAAATTAAACACGTATCGGCTGCCCACATGTCTCCTTCGAATTTGCCGGTGGCATGCTCGTAACGCTCGCCAATTAAAATTTCCTTGCTGCACTCGCTGCATTTGTGGACCTTCTTGGCCTTACGGATTTCAACATGGAAGAATTCGCAGCAACCCTCCGGCTCCGCTCCGATACAAACTCCGCAATCGCTCATCGCAGTTCCTCGTCTTGTCTCATGTCAAAAAGAGCATCAATCATTTGCTTGGCCTTCTCGCGGTCGAGCCCGGGACGGGTCTCGAGCACTGCTTCGAGAATCCCGCCCGGGCGATTCATTTGAATGAGTGGTCGCATGATATTTATATAATTTCGCCGGCGCTTCCATCGGCGGTTGCTGGTACGGTCAACGCCGAACTTCATTTATGTGCCTACCTGCTCATCGGTCCCTTTCCAGACGAATTCATCAAGCGGGCGATGCGTCCGGCAAGAACAGCAAAACGTTCCGCCGTAAAACGTCGGACATCTCGCAATAGTTTCCGCCAGGGCTTCGCCCATGGTCGTATCCGTCCCGCAAGTGGCATGCGTGTACGTGCGGCGCACCGGACGCACAAACCCTTTGGCGCGTTCTTCGGCGCTCAATACGATGTAGCCCTTCTGCATTCCGGTCGATGGATTGATCTCGCGATGATCCGGCGTTACCGGGGATCCGTCGGTCAGGACGCGCGCCGTGACGTCGACTGGTGGAAGTTCCGTTTCGCGTTCTTTCCAGTATTTTTGCTGGGCTTCGCGTTCCGCTTCCTCGGCTTTCCGGATCAGGAGATAGCCAAGGTTCCGCGCCTGCAACGGCGAGAAAACGATATGTCCCACGCCGTTTCCGTCCGGCTGTAAATCGGGATGGTTCACGATCACTTCCCCGTCCAGGATGCCGACTTCGAGGAACCCGCTTTTATCATTCATCGCCTTGCCTCTCAAATTTCGGGATCAGCTTGATATAAGCAGAGGCCGGCTCCCTCTTGCTTCGTACTCAACCGGCCCACGCTTCTCCTAGTGGTCAACTATCCCACCGAAGTCCAATTGAAAATTCCTTGCATGCCTTTCTGCGGATAAGGCTTGTCGAATTTCGAAATGACGGTCATGAACCAGCCGTAGCGTCCGGGCGTGAAGTCTCCATAACGGCCTTCTGGATATAGCATGATATTTTTGTAAAATTCCGGCGTGAATTGTTCGCACTTATCGAGGCGCACGATACCGAGCACCGCGCCGCGCGGGATGCTATCGGCAGAATATCCCCAGCAAACGCACATGCACCGGTCGACATGTTTCGTTGCATGAATCGCCAGTTCCTTGCCAATAAGCCATGTCGGCGCGGGCCAGTGCCGCGTTTCGATCTGTTTTCGACCGTCGATCACGAGTGAACACCACGGCTGCCACAAAGAAATGCATTTGAGAGTGGTTGCTAATGTCATCGTGCCCGCCAATGAATTATCTGGCCGCTAAATGGCAGCCGGGTTTTCGGCGTAGTCCAGAACTTCATCATCTCCGACAAGCTCTTAAAACCGTCGCGGCGCGCAAAGTGCTCGCATTCAGAATCATCGAGGTCGACGCCATCGATTGATATCGCCATGCTCTTGAGGCTCCCGAGCGCCCGGATGACGGGCCAGATATTGATTTGCTCGACTTTTACGCATTCGACTTCGGCAAGCAGCTTCGCTTCTTTTGTTCTTAAGCCGGTGTAGAGATAAAGCGTGTCGCCAGGCCTGTCCGGATACTTCCGCGCCGCGCGGATGGTATGCTTCTTCCTCCCGGCGAGGATCGCCCCTTCGAAGATCGGCTTGAAATTGTATAAGCCCATTTCAGCAATCCCGCCAAATGCCTTTCTCAAGGAAGCCGTGTTTTTGCACGGGCTTCCCGGAGTCGTGCCCGGTCGTCAGTATCGACGGGCTTGCCGTGATCGTTCCATCTTCGTGCTCGATAATTTTGTGATTCGCGAGATTCCCCAGGCCGCAACCGGGCATATAGAGATACCAGATGCCTTCTGATTTGAAATAACAAAATTTCGTATCGTCCAGATCCGCAAATTTTTCAATGCGATGCGCTTGGACGGTCATTTCCTCACCAGGCAATCGATTCGAGCTTGGCCCAGGCGCGGTCCCATTCCTCAGCGTTCAATATCACTACGCGCTGCGCTTCGCACGCCGGAGGCTCCGGATGAGCGACGCAGGGACAATTCTTTTTGCAATCTTCCTCATCCCGATATACTTTGCTGCCGCCGAGCGCATGGCCCAGCTCGTACGCGAAATCCGTTGAATCCATCCAGCCGACTCTTTTTCTCCGCACGGCCTCGAGCAACGGCAATAGATGTTCCGCGAGCACCTTCTTGCCGCGTTCGATCGCCTGTTCGCGAACATAACCCGTTACCAGGCCTTCGCTTGGAGCGATGCGCGAAGCCAGATTGTGAAGCAATTGCTCTTCTTTCAGGTTCATGCGGTTCCTCACAGAAAATAGATGCTGCGCGCTTCCATGAATGCCTGGAAACGGCCGCGCCCGAATTCACGTAGTTTTTGATACAGCCAGAGGAATTCTCTCAGTCCCCTGCCAACCTCGAGGCGGTCGGCATTGTAAACGACCCGGCCATCCTCTAGAACGGCATAGACGGGATTTGACCAGCGGCGCTTGTGTCCGGGTCTGTATTTGGCAATCATCCAGCGGGGATACCGGGTCAAAAGTTCCGGCGCTTCTATGCGGTCGATAAATCGCGGTGGCTCATCCGGAAGTTCGTCGTTCTCGCCGTTCCCGGCCATCATCGTTACTGGCGTGCGGCCATCAGCAGGCCACGGCTCGGAACTTAAGACCGGTGACACGATCGGATCACGATAGAACCGCGCCATTGCTCCGTTGTTGAATAGTGCCACTTCTTCGCCGTTCCGCTCGACGATGCGGTAGGGCATATTCGCCGAATCGAGTGGCCGGCCTTTCATCACGCCGGTAGCGTATTTCAGCGTCATGGTTTTACCTCGAAATGATCGTTGATGAGCAGCATATTCCATGGAAAAGTTTCAATCACTGTCCATCCAGGAAGCGCGGCCAGGAGCTCTGCGCGCGTGGCCATCCCTTCATATACCGGATGATCGAAACATTCCACGAACAAATAATGGGTGCGCTTCAAAGCTTTCTGTCCGAAGGCGATCATATCTTTTTCGGCGCCGTGAATGTCTGCCCACAACAAATCGATGGTGTCGAGTTTGGCATCGTCATAAAGACGGTCGAAAGTGAAACAAGGAATGGGACTGACCTTTTTGAATTGTTCCGGTGCCACGCTCAACCCTTCGAGTGGAGGATAGATCGATCCGAAACCGCCTCCGGAATCCCGGCATTCCCAAAAATCGCACGTGCCGTTGTGCTCGGCAATGGCTCCATGGACGTAGAAATGCTTTCGTGGCAGCCCGCGGGTGACCAGCTTCATGAAATTGATGTGGTCGGCTTCAACCATCACCGCGCGCGCGGGCTTCCCGGCAACGGCCTCGAGCATCCATTCCATGTCTTCGCCTTCATGTGCGCCCAGCTCGACAATCACTGGATTTGTGAACGTCTTAAGAATCGCTGTGACGCATTCCCGCTCCACCGGAAAAGTCATTTCCTTTTATGTCCTCGATCTCCCGGAAAAATTCACCGACTTGCAAGGCCAGTTGCTCGAAATTGAGCACGCCGATCCGCGCGAGCACGGCATTGGCTTCAGCAAGCTGCGCGGCGATTTCCGTCAAGACTTCCAGCTGCGTCAAGGCGATTTCGCGGTCAAGCGTTGGCGTGACCGCGCCTTGCTGCTGCATCAGGTTGCGCAAACGCCAGTACTTCGAGCGAATTTCGTTGATGTTCACTCTAGTTCACCAATAATCTCTGCCGGCGTTCCCAGGCGGCCACCGCGGCGTCGGCGGCCTGGCGCACCGTCAAGCCTTCCGGATCGGTTTCTTCAGAATCCTCGACATAGCATCCGCAGCGGCGTTCGATATGGGCGACGCTGCCAATGATCGTCCGCATAAAACAGTTCTTGTGCGCCATATCGCCGTCCGGATACCGGTGGACAGGATCGTCCGGAGCGATTGGCTCATCGCAATGGAAGCAGATAGCCATATCAACTGACAGCAGATGGAGTGCCGCAATTATCGCAACGGAAGATTGCACCATAGGGCATCATGTCCGTGCCGCATTCGGAGCATGTAGGCGGACATTTTCTGATTCCGGCCAAATGTGAGAAATAAAACGTTCCGACAGGCGGTAATTCGCCGTCGCGGATGGTTATGTGCAAGCCTTCGCCGTCCAGCGCGCTGATAGTGCCTTCGATGGTCACGCGGTCACCGAGATTGTATTTCATGGCTTGCTCCCTCCCCCGACCGCGCCGATGGCGCGGTATTTTTTTCCTGCCGGCTCCAATGCGTCACGTTTTTCAGTAAAGAATCGCCGGACCAGAACACGTAATCCTCGAATAAAGCCCTTTTAATCGACCATTGTTCTTCTTCACCGGGAATCGCGCACCAAACGGTTTCTCCGGGTGCTGGCTGGGCATCGGAGACGCTAATCCAATCTGCCACATCCGGCTGTTTCATCCTTTTTGAGGCCCGCACGAAATCTTCGAGCCATTGGAGTTTTCCCAGTTCTTTCCATAGCCGGTCATGATCATGAGCAAATTTTTTGCCGAGTGCGATGCGGCGCTCGGCGATGCGCGCGAGGGCCCCAACTTCCCAATTCGGATCATCGGCAAGTATGAACGCCGCTCCGGGCGCGGAATTCTGGGTGCCGCCATGCTCTTTGTCGTGGCAGGGTTTGCAAACCGCTTCGACATCATCATCGGTTTCCTGTCCCAATGTTTTATAGGTCCGGTGATGCAAATGCAGGCGAACCCCAAAACGCGTTACGTGGCTACTGTTATCCCGCCCGCAGCGTTCACAACAACCCCGCGGATGACGTTGCCAGTAGCCTTCACGGAATCGCCGCCATTCCGGCGAAGCGATGTATTCCTGGTAATTGACCGTGCCGTCAGGATTGCGCCATTCCGGTTCCATCGAAAAAACTCCCTTCTGCATTAGCCACAGCATGAACTTCAAAACGCAATTTCATGATATTGAAAGTGGCTTTGATCGGCCCGGTTTTGCCGTCGCGGTTTTTGAGCACCCACAAGGTGGCGTCTTTTTCTTCGCCATCCAGGCGTTCTTCCCATTTCCGTTCGGCGAGGATAATCAGGCTGGCGTGTTTGATTTTCGCTCCGCTTCCATACAGCCGGGAGAGATTCGGCGGCCGCAGGTTCTTGTCTTCCTGGCTATTGCCGTATTCCTTGCGCAGCTGGCTGATGAGAATTACCGCGCAATTCAGCTCCATGCCCATGCTTTTACTGGCACGCACCAGGCGGCGAAGCTGTTCGTTTTCATCTTTCCCGGGAGCATCGATCAATTCATCGTAATCGAGGATCAGCAGATGCAAGCCGTCCCGCGATTTCAGCGACCGGGCCACACGGCGGATTTTGCCGATCTCCAGTTCGCCATCGAGGATCCGGCATTTCTTGCATTGATGGGAAGCGGCTTCGACGATGGCCTGAAAATTTTTTTCACTCAATTGATCTTCGCGGCGCATCAGGGAAGGATGGACGCCGGCGGCGGCGGCGAGTTCCCGCCGCAAGAGATGCCGCGCCCACATCTCCCCGGAACAAAACAGAGAGATAAATCCGCGCCGGCAGGCCTCGATCCGGGTTTGCTGGGCCAGTAAGGTCTTTCCCGAGCCGGTCTCGGCCGTAAGGATCACGAGTTCCCCGGGACGGAATCCTCCGGTCATGTCATCGAGGGCCGTGATGCCGGTAAAGATATTGGCGCGCGGCTCGGTCTGCATCAATTCTTCGATCGTTTGTTTGGCGGCGGCATGATAGGTCACACCATGCTCGTCGATTTCTTCGTACTTGCGCACGGCTTCTGAAATTCTTCCGATCGTGGTGTCCAGGATTTCATCGATGGCATCTTCATCGCGGTCGATCGCGCGTTTGGCGGTGTCCAGGATCTTCAAAGCATTGCGGCAGAGGCTCATGCGGCGCAATTCGCGCGCGGTACCTTCCAGATTGTCGGCGTGCCTGGCGTCTTCCCGGAGGGCGCCAAGGAACAAAAGCAGATTCTGGCTTTCGAGATCGGAGAGTTTTTCGATTTCGGTATACAAATTGATGAGGTTGATTTCTTGATTCGAAGCGCGCAATGCCTGGAGCATGGCGAAGATCTTTTTATGGTCGGGATGGAAAAATTCGTCTTCTCCGAGCAGGTCCAGCAAAGTTTCAGATTGCGGATGACGTCCGAGGATGGCGCCAAGAAGGATGCGTTCGAGCAGGGCATCCTGGCGGGTGCGTTCGACTGGTTCCGGACTGGTGGTGATTTTGCTCATTTCAGGAATTTTTCAGGAAAGCTTTGCCCATCGACTCGATGGCTCGTTGCGTTCCGGGATCGCGTTTTTTGATGGAGGGAGCAGGGGGAAGATACTGGATTTCCCGGCTGCCGTTGGTGTTTTTAACCGCAAAAAGGCCGGTCCAGCCATTTTTTATGGATTGTTCAAGGACTTCGCGGATATCTTCGCCGGCCACATGCATTGCCAATAATTCACGATGAATCAAATCCACGGCGGCATCGGTGAGAGGCTGGCGTTTACGATTGCGCATTTTCCGGTAATCGGCAAAAGCATCGATGGGAATAATTTCATGAAGCGGCTTGCCGCAATGGGAACAAGCCGGAAGAAGCGTTTGCTCATTGCTGGCGGCTTGGTGTGGATATTTTTTGCCGGCTGTTTCAGATTCCATATGGACTTCCATATGGACGGGGAGGGATTTGGGGAACAAGGAAAGCGAATCAGGTATTGCGGCAAGGCTATTCCAGTATTTTTCAACCGCTTCATCGGTTGGCGTCGTGACGTCCAGTTTCGGATAATGATTGCGCTGGGATTTGGGCGGCAAACGCCCGGGCTTGTTGCTGCCGGTCCAGTGTCCGTATTTTTTCCCGTGTTCTTCCCAAATATAGAGCAAGCCGTGGCGATGGAAATCGTCGAATACTTGCCGCAAGGTATCGAGCGTGAAGTGCGGCCGGATGGCGGCGACTTTGCCATGGATAACGCGTAAATCACCGATTTCGAAATTGCCATTGGCGTCGGCGAGGCCGTACAGCCAGGTATATTCGGGGATAAATTCCTCTTTGCAGTTCGCTAGTTTCGAACTTCCCCAGGCGGCATCGGCATCTATAACGCGTTTTGGCAAAATCAACCTCTTTTTTAGCGCACTGCCGGCATGGCCGCGCTTGCTTCTTTCAGCAGTTCCATGCGGCTTCGCCAGCCAGCGTATTCGGGCGACGTCGCTCCCGGCCGGTACGCGCAATTTCCCTGAACGCATCCGTGCGCTTCGGCCCCGGCCAGCGGCCAGCCGCAACACATGCAGCGACGGACGGAAGCGAGCACAACCATTTCCTGTAATGCCAGAAGCTTGGCCTCGAGAACGTGCAATGCCAGAAGCTTGGCTTCGAGGAAAGCGTCTTTGAATTGCTCGTCCATCTAGTTCTTTCGCGTGAAAATTTTCTTCAGGACCGTAACCATGACGACGGAAATGAAAACCGCCAAAAGCAAAGCCCCGAACTGTTCCATTTCCCCCGGGTCCCTGGTTCTTTAAAAATGTTTTGGACAAAAATCTTTGCCGCCGATCGAACGCGCGCACTGACGGCAAACCGGGCGGTCGCAGGTGAATTTCTCGCCCCCGAGCGAACGCCCAATTTCGTAATCACAAAGAAGCGTGGCGGGCTGGGACCCGTAACAGAATTTGCACCGCGGCGCACGCCGGGCGGCATGCTTCACGATTGTCTCTCCGCCGTCCGGGAACTTGACATGCGAGCAGGGCATGAATGACCTAAAAAGTACTGCAGGAAGGGAAGGAGAACACCGGAAGAACGGGCTGTGGATAGAGAGGAAAAGGAGAACGGTTTAGCCGGTTTTACCCGGCCTAGCGCTTCACCAATTCTATTCTAAACCGTTCACCGGTACCCTCCCTTCCGCAGCGGCCAGTACACTAGTACTATGGTCCTAATGTGTCAAGTTTTTTTCTCTTTTCCTAAGAAATCCAACTGTGAATCTGTGTTGAAAACCAGTAAAAGCCATGGGAAAAAGTTTTCTGCATAGGCAAACTATAGGCATTGCTTAGGCAGCCAATTTGGTTGCCTAGAAAGGTTTGGGTTTGGTTTGGGTTTGGTTTAGGTTTAGGAAACCCAGCGCGGTTTTGCCTAGGCAAAGTTTGGATGAAATTTGTCTCATTTTGAGAATTTGTTAGGCTTGAAATTCAACCCCTCTTTTTTTTTGAAAAGCTAAAATCAAAACCAACTGCAGAAATCGTCGAGTAGTACTACCCCCCTTGTCAGGCTTTACCTGCTTGACGCCACTCCCTCTGTTTGGTAAAAAAAATTGGCCGCGGATCAGCCCCCATGACCCGTGAACGTAAAACCGATTCCGCCCTCCGGTCCGCTTGGTTCGCCGGCCATCTCTCCCCCTCCCTCGCTGGCGATTCTTCCCTCCTCGATTCCTTCCCCGATGGCCATTCAGCCGACCGGTCCCTGTCCCGGTTTCTTAGAAGAAAAAAATCCCGAATCTATCCCCAAAAACTTCTCGAGTCCAAAAGAGCCTGAAGGCATTCGAAGTCCCGAATTTTACCCGAAAATTTCTGAGCGGGAAAAAGAGCCCTAGGGCGCATCGCATCCCAGAAGTTATGAGTCGCATCGCACCGCATCGCAACCGATCGCATCGCCTTGCGCCTCTGTGCTCCATGAGTGCGCATTGTAGGGCGCATCGCAATGGAGCCGCATGGCCAGCTGGGGCGCATGCTGGCCGCACTGGTAGGGGAGTCGCGCAAAATAAAATGCGCAATAGAAGTGCGTTAGGGCGCATTTAGGTTTTAGGAGTAGGTTAGGGAGTAGGTTATTGGCTGGGAGAGTCGCATTCTGGTAGTCTGGTAGGAACCGAGAGTCTGTAAGCAAAAAAAAAGGGCCGCATGGGAGCGGCCCGGCCCGATCGAGAAACTAGGCTAGGTCTCGCGAGGTATTGCAACTGCAAAGCCTCTGGTCTACTGGAATGGATTCGCCGCAATCGGCGCAGGTGCGTTGTTTCCTGGCCGCCAAGTAAGCCTCTAATGCGACCGTGAGATTATTGGTGCGGAGGAATGATTCTAGGTCCGCGTCCGTCTGGAACATGTAGCACGGATTCGGTAATTCGGCGAATGGGATTAAGAGCCGCGCGCCGTGTGCTCTCTTAACGAACCGCATTGCCGCGAGGCGGATTCTCTCCGATCGTTCGCGTACTGTCCGCTGAACGGTTTGCTTTGTAATCATGGTCTGCTCTTTTCTTAACTTGGCGTCTAGTTTGGGTCAAGCTCACTAGGCGCCAAGCTAAAAAAAAGGGGAGCGGATTGACCCGCTCCCCTAGTGGAAGGGAAAATTACCGATTGTCGAGGAATGCCTGAACTGCTTTCCGGCCCTTTTTTTCGGCGCGGATGTATCCCTGAGAGTGCATTGTTTTCCAAGCGGCGATGGCCGCCTTGCGTGCTGAGGCTGAGCGGCGCGATGCCTTGTTTTGCTTTGCCATGATCTGAATTCTCTTTTCCGGTTTGGCCTAACTTTGGTCGAGCTCGTTTGTGGCCAACCTGTAAGAAGTATGAACCTAGCGTGTAAGTATGTCAAGTCAATTCGTAAAGTATTTTTGAGCCGTACATAGGGTGTAAGTTTATTCTCTTTTTGTTCGCTCCGGCCGGGCGCATTCGAGAGCCGCATAAGGATTACTACTATGATAATGGTATCTATCGGTTAGACTCCCGCGTCTACCATTTTCGGCATTGTCTACCATTTTTATTTCGCCATACCATTTTCCACATCGCAAAATTCCATTTTCCGCATATGCATTACCATACGGAAAACGCTGGCCCTCCAAAATCACTCTGACGCAAAAAATCTGAAAACTGTTTTCGCTCCGGAGAAATCAAAACCGATTTGCAAGGGGGGTCAGTTAGGCATTCTGGAACTTTAGGCGTGGACTGTGATAAACTTGCCGGCCATGAATCAACTGCGCAGAATTTAGCTGGTAAAAGTGAAAATCGCAACGCGTGTCCCATAAGGGTTATTATGGTTACCTAGTCCCTAACTTCAACGCTGTCAACGAAAATTTATTTGTTTCGTTTTATGTTCGGGCGAACAAAGGCGAAAAGCGAAAACGTAAACTTACCCACCAGTTTTGTTTTCTTCTTCCTCTTCGATTCGCGCGATCTCGTTGACCACCGCGGCTTCGATCACTTTGTTTTCAATCTTCTCTTCGATCGGTCGCAGCTTCGCCGGCATTTCAAAAGTTACTTTCACGTCCCAGCCGCGATCTTCTGGTGAATGAATTTCTACGCGCTGCGTTGGTTTCCCTTCAATGCGATCTGCAATTTCTTTTGCTGCAAGCGTTCCACCGCGTGTTAATGCTTCGCGTGCGCGAGCAAGTGCCATCGCGCGGCCCCACGTTGTTCCAGGTGGCAAATTTAATGCTTTACGTTCTTTTTCTGGCAAATCCTCGCGCACCAATTCGTCGTACTCTTCGGTCATCGGCCGCTTGCGAGGCCGGCCAGGGCTCCGCGGTGGCGGATTATCAGGCCCCCAAGGTTTTAGGCTGGAAGGATTACCGTTCGGATTTGGCATTTTCAGCTTTTGAAGCAGCAATAATGGCTGTTTCACCGACAGGATAGTCGCGCATCAACTTTTCCGCAAGAGCAACTTAGCAACCATGTGCGGAAAGAATATTTTTCGCTTTTTATTTCCTTTCGAAAAACTTAGACTCAATCGTACCCAAGCCCGGCGTTCGAAGGGAGAACCAATGGCCGACGAGCCAACGGGAGCGAAACCTACGGGGAAAGTAAAACAAACTGCACCGCCCGCAGAAACTTTCGGATTGGTGGTCAGTGCGGTATTTGACATTCAGGCGAAGCTGGGCGAGCAAGGGAAGACGGTGGAGACGCTGAACACGCGGTACATGGAGCAGCGGGAAGACATTCGCATTCTCGAAAAGCTGATCGAGACGAAAATTCTGGAGCTGACGACGGCAATGAGCCTGATGAACAGAACACTTTATGCCGGGTGGATTTTGCTGATCACGATAGGAGGGATGGCAGCATGGACGATCTATCGGGTGTGGGAGGTAATATTGCCGTTGATTCAAACGAAGCTGGGACTGCCGGTAAGGTAAATCGGAGGGGAGCCACGTGCAACTTACAACCATGCAGCAAGCGGAATTGAAGGCGAAGCACGGGATCTGCGTAAATGAAATTTGCAACAAATGCCACAAACCGCTTGACCACATTCGGTTTACCAGGAAAGACCAGACTGGCGAATGGTGCAGTCGGGTGTGTCGCGATGGGGTTGAAGCTGCGGACCGGTACGCGGCCACACGGAGGATGCCTAGGGGCAAATGCTGCCAATACTGTGGTCTCGCACTTCGAGACGAAGCCTTAGGCAAGCGGTCCGACGCCCGGTATTGTGATGCGACCTGCAAACGGAATGCGGCGCGGTCTCACTCAGGAAGTCCTGTCTAGCTCCGTACCCGGTGCAGTGACCCCCATTTTATGCGCCTTTTTGCATATTTTCAAAATTCTCTGGGCTACCCCACCAGGAGCCCATTAGCCGAGGCAAAAAACGGCTTAAAACGCCTAGGAAGATTGGGGCGATGAAACCAAGCTTCACGACAATGCGATGTTCTTGCGAGGGCAAAGATCCGTTTTGCCGGGAGTGTTCCGGCCTGGGCCGGGTGTTGGTGGAACGGACACAAGAGCCAACTCGCTGGCATAGACTAGGCTGGGCATTGTTCTGGATAGCAGTGTTGGTATTGCTGGCGATATTGGCGATAGTGAAGTGAGGCTTTCCTCATGGAGCAGCTCTGGTGGAAATATATCTACGATCTCTTCCCGGCCAACCGGTCCACACCCACGCGTGAAACCCTGAATGCCCGTGTCTGCCGCGAGTGCGGCCATTCTGAGTGCTGGCGGATGAGCGAACTTGCCGAGGACTCGAGCGATCCGCATTCCTGGTATCTTGACGGAGACACGTGGCGCTGCCGGACGTGCATCGCGACGATCGTTGGCGGAAGAAAACCATGCGACTGACAAGGCCATGAACCGGCGTTTATTCGCTAGTAAACTTCTTGGAGCTATCGCGATGTTTCGCGCGCCGGCGATCGACTGCGCCGAAGGAAAAGACTTGTGCCCGCTGGGGCATTGCCAAGTTAGTGAAGATTTCTTCTCGCTTCCGGCCGAGTCACACCAAAGAATCTTGGCCGAAATGGTTTCCAGTTGGACTAGGAAGGCCAAAGTCTGCACGCATGTTGGCTGTGGGATCGTGTATGTGCCGCGGGCGGGGCTCAAAACATGAAAATGTGTTTCATGGCTCTGGCATTGACGTTTTGCGGGTGTTCGGCGCGCCGTACTGGCTCGCTGCGCGCTAAATGCCAGCCGGGTTTCTGGAATCCGGAAACGCGCTCTTGCGAACGCTGGCATCAGTGCGTCGAAGATTGCCACTGGGACCCGGTGGTTACTACGGAATAAATATGCCAGCAGCCAAACCCCATGTCGAACCGGACGTTCCCCAAGAGCTGATCGACAAGTTCACGCCCAAAAGGTTAATCACTGTTAAACTACGGAATCCTGCCGGGCATCCGGGCCAAGAACGGATCTGCTATTCGACCAAGAAACGCATCATCGTGAGGGCTGGCCGGCGTGGCGGCAAAACGTCAGCCAGTGCTATCAAGGCGGTAATGTCGTTTCTCGGCGATTCAGCCAGAGGCATCCCTCCGAAACGTGTCCTCTATGCCGCGCCAACCATCGACCAGGTGCGGAAATTCTGGGAAGAAGTCAAGCGCGCCCTGCATGAAGGCTTGGCTTACAAGGTATATTACAAAAACGAAACCAACCACATCATCGAGCCGTTTGGAACGCCTCCGGTGATGCCCGGGGAACGTCCGCGGCAGCCCCGGATCCGCGCGAAAACCGCCTTCAACGCGGAAACGCTGCGCGGCGATTTCGCCGACGTTTTGATTCTCGATGAATACCAGTTGATGGATGAAACCGCCTGGACCGAAGTCGGCGCGCCCATGCTGATGGACAATAACGGCGATGTTATATTTATTTATACGCCACCGAGCCTCGAGAGCCGCTCGGCCAGCAAGGCTCGCGACCCGCAGCACGCTGCGAAAATGTACCGCGAACACAAAGACGATCCGCTGTGGGAATGCATCCATTTCGCCAGCCGCGAGAACCCGCATATTTCTGAAGAAGGAATCGAAGAAGCCAGCAAAAACATGACGGCCCTGGCCTACCGTCAGGAAATTCTCGCCGAAGACACCGAAGAAATTCCGGGAGCCTTGTGGACGCGGAAAATCATCGAAGATTCCAGAGTTAAATCGGTTCCATGCGAAATGCGGCGAATCGTTATCGGTGTCGACCCGGCCGGCGGGAATCTGACTGAAACGGGCATTGTCACGGCCGGCGAAGGCGCCGATGGCCATTACTACGTGCTCCAGGATGATTCGATGAAAGCGGCCCGGCCGAAAGATTGGGCCACTACGGCCATTCGCGCCTACTATGCGTTTCTGGCCGACCGGATTATCGGTGAACGGAATTTCGGCGGAGATATGATTGCCAGTACCCTGCAAAATGTTGACGAGAATGTATCCTATCAAGATGTGGTTTCTTCGCGCGGGAAACTGCTCCGTGCCGAGCCGATCCTGGCGCTGTTCCAGCAAAAGAAAATGCATCTGGTGGGGAATTTTACAGAACTTGAAGAAGAAATGTGCTCTTATTGCGCGGAACCAGGGCAAAAATCTCCGAACCGCTTAGACGCCATGGTCTTTGCCGCGACGGAGCTCTCCGGCATGGGCAGCCTCGGCTTGCTGGATCTGTTCAAATCCGGACGCGCCGGGAAAATGGCGGAACGGGAAATCGCGAAGATCAAGACGTCGACTTCACTGGCCGCGATCGCGACAAATGACAAGACGCCGCGCTGCACGAATTGCGGCAGCTTGACGCTTACGGTGCTGAGCCGTGGGCCGCAATTCGATGGAGGCGTCGAATATCGCTGTCAGGCTTGCGGGAACCAGCAACCTAAGCCCACCATCTTAGGAATCGGCAGCCGACGAATCACTCTCGAAAAATAAAACGCAAAAGCGCTACTGATCCAGTGGCAAGCTGAACGTTCGCGCTTTTCGGGGTAGCTTCTCGCTTGGGTTGCCAAACCCAAACTCAGCTATCGGCGGCGAAGAGATTAGCATAGGGTCTATGTTTTGTCAAGACCGGGCTTGACCTGGGGAAACAAAGGCGGTAGGTTAGTCGGGTGGAATTGGCCCGTATGCAATACAGCGCCGCAGGCGTGATCCAGTATCTATCAATGCGGCTGGACTTCGTGCGCGACATCGACCACGAAGTTATCCGGCGGGTGGCGAACTATGTCGTCAAAGGCGATTGGAGCATGGCCGAAGCGGAAGAGTTTTTAAGGCAAGTCCAGGCGCAAGATGTGCGCTTGAAGAGCGGCAATCCGCCTAGAAACGCTGTTCCCTCTTTGAACCGCACGGCCACGCAAATGCTGCAGCAGCAGGAAGCGGCCAGAGAGCGAATGAAATATTGGGAGAGCTGTGAGGAGTTGCGGAGAGCGCGTTTGGCGGCGCTGGACACGTTCGGAATCCCGCCAGACAGAGTGCCAAAAGATTCGAATCGGGCCACAGCTGAAGCCTCACAACAGGAATCGACTGCAGAGCAAATGATGAAGCTCTGGAACGAGATAATGGAAGAAGATTTTCGTCCCTCGACAACGCCTCGCTCAGTCGAGCAAATGAGAGAATCTCACACTGCTCGAATGCAAGAAGTTGAAGACTTATATCGCCGATGGACGCTAGAGCCATTACCACCTATAAAAATTCCCTCTTCGTTCCGCACGGCGGAGCAGCAAGCCGAGATTCAGATCGCGGCCATGCGCCTAGATGATGAGAATCGGTATCGGCTTGAATTGCTGAAAGACATGACAATACCAGCGCCTTCGCCTTCTTATACCGTGCCGAAAGAACTTGTCGATGAATGGCGCGCCGGGCGCCGATTCAAGCTGGGTGTTGATGGTTGGCCAGTCCAAAAGGAGCCGGAACCGGAAATCTGTTTTCTTACCAGCAAGCGCAAAATTGTTTTGGAGTAGAAAAGAATGAGCAAATTAGTAGATACAGAGCTTGGTCAGTTTCGACTAGTAGAAGATGGACCGCGCAAGAGGTTCCTGTTTGAATGTCCTGAATGCCATGAAATGCTGCCGATGGATGAAGAAACGCTGGCAGGTCAAAAAGATGTTCAACACGAATCGCGGATTCTCCCAGCGACGTTGTGTCGATTTACCGGAGTGAGGGAATTTGGGAAACATCTCATTACGACGATGCAGGCACAGATTGTGATGGGTTATAAGCCATATCATGACGAAGGGCAGGATCGATGGCAGCCGAACGGGAATAATACGCCATGAGCACCGGACAAACAACAGCGCAAACCGTGCCGATAGGCCTGATGATCACGAGAACTGCCGTCCCTGGAATGGCCCGGCGGCTCGCGGAAGATTTGTTCCACTGCACGCGCGGAGACATTTACAAGTATCTGCCAGACGATGCCGCCAAAGAAGATTTCGCGAGGGAAATTGGGAACTGCCTGCACATCATTTTGAACCAGATGAATATCGACCAGCGCCGATGCAAGCATTGCGGCGGAACGCAGCAAGATCACGAATGGGTTAGCGGGTGGTGCCGTCACAGCGGACAGAGATTTGAGCCAAAGGAGTAATCATGTGCTTCCCGATAAAAGATGCGATCGAAAAGGAATGGGAAGGACTTGACGGCGCGCGCCGACCCGGGCGCCCCGTGAACGCCGTGGAAATGAAACCTACGGCTGTCCATGGAAGCGGTGCCCGGGCGGAACGCATATAGCCGCAACGATGCGTGACCACTCTCCTCCTTAAAAAAAAGGGAGGAGCTTCTCAGGCTACGCATAGCATTACAACGCTTACGTTAGCGCCTGAAGGCCCGATCCAGGCCCACTGAACAATTGCTTGTTCGCCGCGGAGACTATAACAATGCAAAATAAAAAGCAAGCGGCTAAGTTCCTATAGTCCAAAATGTGGGAAATGAGCGATACTCCCGCAGCAAAGAAAAAAGATTCATGGTTCGGCCGGGTTGTCTGCTTCTTGCATCTATGCACGCTCGACGAGATCGCTTATAGCTGGGATCCGTTCATCCGGTACAAGCAGCGGAAGTTCGGGATTTGCTCACGGTGCCGGCGTAGAAAGCGCCTGGCGGCACCGTGGTTCTGCCCGTACTGCCACGCTTTCCACTGGGAATAATTCGGCTTGACAGCGCAGACGGGAATCTGGCAAAGTCTTCTCGTTATGACCTAGATCGAATCTTACGTTTACGTTTTTGTCCGCACCAACCTTCCGACCGAACATCAGTTTGTGCAAGCCCTTCATTCCGTCTATCATCTGGCACAACTCCGCCGCGAAGAAGGCACGCCCAACATCGTCCTGATTGGGTTGCCGGATGCGGCGACGCTCCGGCGCGCGGAACGGAAGCTCATTGCCGCGAAAATCCCGCATTTTGTTTGGGAAGAGCCGGACTTTAATTTTGGATTGACCGCCATTGCTACGGCGCCGGTACGCGGCGACCAGCGGAAAGCACTGGCCAATTACCGAGTTTACAACCATGCGTCGGTAGCTCAGATAGGCCGTATAGAGCAGTCGGTTCTAACCGGAAGGCCGCAGGTGCAAAACCTGCCCGACGCTCCAGATTTCAACACACCTGTCGTACAAGTGGCTAGTACACTGGACTCTAAATCCGGAAATGATCGTTCGACGCGATCCAGGTGTGCCAAGTTCGATGGGGCAGGTTCGGAGGCATCCGAGCGGGTTTGAGTACCAACTGCCCCCGCCAAAAGTTCCGGGCGTAGCTCAAGGGTAGAGCAATCGGTCCCTAAAACCGACAGAGCAATCGATTACTAATCGATTGGTTGCGGGTTCAAGTCCCGTCGCCCGGTCCAAGGAATTTGCGAGTCATCCTGGTCATTATTGAAACGGCGTGATACTTAATTAGGGATGAGTCTTACCGCCGAAGAGCGCGAGAAGTTTGCGGCTTATCTCGAGCAGAACGCCAGAGACACCGAGAAGCTGGTGCAGCAACTGCTAAATCTTCCGGCGGGCCGGCAACTTGCTGCACGATTCGAAAAGGAAGCGGAAGCTTCCCGGATCATTGCGGAGAAATTGCGGAACATGCAAACACAGGAATTAAAATAAGTTTGGCGGCGAGAGGAAAATCATGCACCAATGTCGATTGCCAATCGCATTCTCCTCTGGATCGTTGGCCGTGGCGACCGGCACCGCCAAACTTTTAATCAAGGGTACTCGCTTGCTGTGGGACGCCCCCAAGCTTTCCCCTTGATTTTTCTCCGCTCGGCCCTGCTTACGGAGAATTCCTCTATCCGACCGGAACACCAAGTCCGAAGGAGATCTGCGCCGCCGGTCCGCTAACGATGTCGATCGATACTGCGCCGGTTGGACCAGGTGTTCCATCAGCATTCGTCACCGCGGCATTGATCTGTACCGTCCCAAGCTTTGCTCCACCGGCAATGATGCCGCTGGCTACCGTCCCGCTGGCAGGAGGTGAATCCGGAATTACCGTGGCACTCTCCGGATCACTTGAACTGACAAGAATCGTACCGCCTGGCGCTAGTTGCGCCGGATTGCCGTCCGCATCCACGGCTGTCAACTGGTAAGGCACTTTCTGAACGTCGGCCAATTGGAAATTTGACATTTTTTGAATTTCTCCTTTTTTATTTAACTTACTTTGGTAGTCCCAAAGAAAATTTCAATGCCACTGCTGGGCTTTGTAAAGCATCCAGGATTTTTTGTTGCAAGACCAGGGACTCTTTTTGCAGGTGAAGCGATAGTGCCAACTGGTTCCTGAGCAAAGTGAGATTATTCTCGATCTCCGTCAACAACCGCCTATCTTCTTTTCCGTAATAGCCGATCATTCTGCCTCATCGAGCCGGATGGCGCGCCTGCTATCGAGTGGGAAATGGTCTATGGGGATTTCCGGGTCGGGAGTCGCGGCCAAGTCCGCGCGGAGCCCGCGGAATTTCAATTCGGCGAGCACGCTGTCTCTCAGCCAGCGCCATTGTGGTTGTGACATGACAGGGCTAAAAATCGTTAGCCAGGATAAATAACTATCAGGGAGCAGACGTATCCTGGTGCCTTTATGCTTTCCGAAGGGGATCACTGCCCTGCCGTGCCTGCCGTGGCGTGCCATGACGGCTATTCTGGCACGAGAGTTACAATTTGGACATCATTTTCAACGCGGACTGTTTCCACTTTCCACCAGACGGATTTTTCACAAATGGGATCGCCGACGGCGTAAAGCCGGCTGTACATCATGGGCTCTTCCCAGAGCACGTCGCCGTCATGGATGTAGCGAATGGTATTGATAATATCGTCGGGCATTGGAGAGTTCTCCTGGGCGCAGTCTAACATATTTAGGGTATAAGAAAAGTCTTGCAATCCGCCGGAGGCTAACTTAGACTCTATGCCCACGTGCCCGGCTTGCTGCGACTCGGGGAAATAAACCCTTTAGATCCTCGTGCCGCGCGGGAACAAAAGTCGGGCACGAACATGGCTAGGGCTAGGAGCCTCCGAACAAATGATAACCTCTGATCGTTCTGTTTGGGCGCGATGGGTGAAATGGTCGATTGGCATAGGCGCGTTTCTGGTACTCGTCTTGCTGTTCTATCTTTCGTTTTTGAATCATGTCGCCATCAATGAAATCGGCGTGGCTTACAATTCTATCGGCGGGAAAGTGTGGGTGCAGGATCATCCTGGTTGGTATATCACTTCGCCAACTGTGCAAGTTGCGGTGATCCCCACAATCCCTTTGCGAGTCACGATACCTTCCGAAGCCAAAGTGATCAACACGAAAATCGTGCGGTTCAATCCGAAAGGCGTCGATGAATTCATCCGACTCCAAGGCTTCAGCTATTTCAGCGATCAAGGAATCGAGAATATCCTAATGGGCTATGCGTTTTCCGGACAGAAGTATCCTTTTCTGGATGTGCTGCAGGAAAGCGGCGGCGAGAATGCCACCTCCGCGCCGCTCCGGCAATGAAATGGCGCATCGCGATGACGCTACTCTTGACGCTGATTATGGTCCGGCTGCTTTATGGCTGGAGGAAACTCACATTCCTCATATGGACAGTGGCGGCGATCATCAACCATGCGCATCCGCTTCTGACCGTATCCGTGATCGAAGGGATAGTGATTCTTGGTATCGTCAAGGCCTCATGGTTGGCGGCAGAAACGATTCTTGATTCTTGGATGGAGCTAAAATGGAAGTGCGTATCTCGCTATCGGAAGAGCAATTTAAGAAACTAGTTGCCGGTGAAATCGTGGATACCGAGCTGCCCAATCCAGAAACTTATGGGCTTATCGTAGCCAAAGTAGCGCTTCAGGATATTGGTTTCAAAGTCATGCTTCGCGCTATCTACGATGCTATGGCCGCAGAGGCTAAAAAGAACCGGGAAGCAGCAGCCCCATGAGACGCCGCTGGCTTACCGCCGACGAGCATTCGCGGATCAAGGCGCTGCGCGAGAAGGGATTGACCTACCAACAGATTGCGTCGCGCTTCGGGATTCCGGTGCCAACGGTCGAGACGATCATAAGTGGCCGGTCGAAGCCACATGTGTATTCTAAGCTGAAACCGAGCGATACCCGGAGTGCTCGCCGATGAGCGATGATCTAGCGAAAGTTCTCCTGGCAATGTATGAAAAAATCCTGTTCCCAATCATCACGGTTTTGCCGGTCATGGTGATTCAAGGCTGGGTGCTGGCCATTTTGTGGGGTTGGTTCATCGTGCCGATTTTTAATGTTCCGTCAATTGGCACGGCCCAGGCGGTTGGGTTTCTTTTCGTCACCCGGATTGTTTCACCGGGGCCGGCCAAAGAGAAAACAGAGAATATTGCCAAGACGATTATGATCGCCGCAGTGTTCCCGCTGTTTAGTCTGTTCTTCGCTTATTTGGTACACGCCTGGATTAGCGTTTCGGTGCGCCCATGAAAACGTATTTCCGCAGATTGAATCCTATGTTCCATATCGACGATGAGGGTTATTTGGTAAAAACTAGCAATGGCGAGCGCGTGCCGGATGATGAGCCGCTGTTCATTCTTCGTGGCCGCGATGCCTTGGCGGCGGATACGCTTTACCATTACGGCAGATTAATGATTGATGCGCGCTGTGATGACCTTCGCATCTACGAAGTTGGCCTTGTGACAGGTTCTTTTTATAAGTTCCGCGCCGAACATCCCGGGCGCATGAAGCAGCCAGGGAGCACCAAGGGCAAATGATCGTCAAAGTCAAGATCGCGCCGTTTGAGAAATGGTGTGAGCCGATGCGGCAGGCCATGGCTCACATGCCACCGGACTCCTTCACGCTTCCTATCGGCCTGGAAATTGGAATCGAAACCTCCTCGATGAGGACCGCGCGAACGGTTATCCCTTGCGGTGGAAAAGAATGGCGCGTTGTGGAATTGCCGGCCAATATCACACCGTTCGATGCGGAAACCGGCGAAGTGAAGAACCGTGGCCGCGGCTGGATTTGCGAGCATGTTCTCGAAATGGATTGAACTGAAAATGAACCAGCAACTCGAAGCCGTCAAAGCTTCCGTCGAGCAAGTGCGCCAATTAACCTTGCAGAGCTGGCCTTCGACTCACTCCAATCCGCCGGATGTCGAGAATTGGCGGACCACGATTGCCTGTCTGATCAAAAATTGCGATGAACTAGAAAGAGCCCTGCCCCGGCAGCGTTGGATCGATGAGAATTTCGCTTCCTATGTCCTAGATCAATGCGAACGGGCGAAGATATCAGTGCGAGCCGGCCATGGGATGCATTGGATGGCCCTGATGGATCACTTAATCGTTGCTTGCCGCGATGTGCTCGACCGATGAGCTGTCCGCATTGCAAAACGCTGCTTGGCTCGCAGCGGCCGGAAATTGAGGTTGGAGCAAGAGCTTTCTGTCCGGTATGCGACGGGAATCTGATATGGAATGGCGAGAAATGGATTGCTGGCACGCATGATAAAAATTGGGAGCGTAGGGAATTGAGACCATGACTGACTTACTCATGCTGCTCTTGTGCTTGCGGCAGAACTTGCAATCCATAGAAGATCAGGCCGGAAACTATGGCTATCTGGATGAGCTTCCAGAGATCGCAGAAATGAAAAAGCTAGAACGAGCCGTTTTTGAGAAAGTGAATGAATGGAGCAAGTCGTGAAGCGCAAGAAACCAGCGATAAACGTATGCGTCGGTGGTTATGACTGCACCGGAGATGCAAACTGGAGTGTCGCGGACTTCCGTGCTGTAGCGAAAGTATTCTTGAGAGCGGCAGAAGCACTAGAAGCTGGGACGCATGGTTGCATTGAGGACGAGGATGAAACCGCGTCAATCGGCTTGGATTTCGGCGGCCCGTTTAACGAAGAGGAAGGATTGCCGAGAATTCCTTGGGAGCAAGCGGTGGGAAACGATGCCAAGTCTTAATCGAGTAGTCGGTACCGTGTTAGTGTGCAGTTGTGTTCTTATAATCATATGCTACGGTCTTGGGGGATGTCCGCACAAGCCCAAAATTCCTGGGTATCATTGGCACGGTTCAAACCTCTACGACGACAAAACCGGAGAGGAAGTTGCGGCTGTCGTAGCTTTCCCGTTCGGAATTGACGCCTCCCAAGATTGTATATACGCAGCTTCAAAGGTTTCTTATCACGGCTGTAGTGATTGGGAGACTGGTCAGGAAGCGTACGATCACGTGGCTCTTGTGTTCGCTCAAGCGAGCGCCGCCAAGGGGAGGCCATGAGGCAGGCGAAAGGAGCAAAATGACTGACGCCGAACTAGCCACCGATTGGCTCTCGCGCACGTTCAAGGACACCCCGCTGCATCCGCAGGTGCAGAAGGAGTTGGAGGGGCTGCTGGCGAGACGGGCACTGGATGAGGCGAGATTCTTCTACGATGCGCTCAAAAGCGAGGCTGAATTAGAACTTCCATTCTGGCTTGCTGAGAAGTTCTCGAAGCGCCTTGCAGCCCTGCAAGCAACAGGTGATGGGGACCATGAATGACGCAGAATTGGCGCGGGAGCACAATCAGGCAAATGGTCGTTGCGGCTATCCTTGTTTTCCGGCAGCGCCGTGTATGTGGTGTGTGAAGCTAGCAGCCCTACTCGCGCGTGTCCGGTTGGAAGAAGCAGAGCATATTCAATTTGAAGTGAACTGGCGTTTAGGGAATGCGCTGTTGAGCGAAGATCCAAAAATAAAAGAGGCTCACAAGTGGTTAAAGGAGCATCTTGCGAGGCTTCGCGTTCCCCTAGAGCAAGCAGCAGGCGGGAGCGCCGCCGGAGGTGGGAAGTGAAGACTCTATTCGCAATCATATGCGTAATCAACCTTCTATTCATCGTTGGATTCGTGGCTACTCTAGTGTGGGCAGCTTTCGCCATCCATCAACATGATGAATTCCAGGACCGATTCTTAATTTCCATGGTGTTCCAATTCGTATGTTTGGCTTTGATGGCCGTTAGGCGTGTATTGAAAGCTATAGGAGCATCTCGATAATTCTTAGGGACAGCCTAGCAGGCAGCAAGAAGGGGAAGGGAGCGGAAAGTGAAACTCCTGAAGGTTGAGTTGCTAAACGATGGATCTGAAAAACGCGATGATCGTGCCCTGAGCGTGACTCTTTCTATTCGCGCTCAGGACTTTAGTGCCCTGCAAGCAGCAGAAGGTTTCTATTCTCGAATACTTTGGGAAAGCGTGTTTGGAGTTAAGCCGTGACACGCCAACAAGCTGGAATGAGTGCGCTGGAAGAACTGGTAAAGGTCTGGCGCGAGGCTGCTGACGCTTATCATACGCAAGCTGAGGCCAATCGCTCGCACGGTAAGGACGCCTTACAGAATCAAATCTATTGCGGAGCGTACCAAAACTGTGCAGATAGCTTGGAACGCGCCCTCCTAGCCACCGCCCTGCCCGAGCAGGCTGCGCCGCTGGACGATAGCTTTGCGGAGATCGTTAAGGACTTGCGAGAAGCTAAAGTCTACGGCCCAAACGGGCAGCCAATACTTGAAGCTCTCAACTGGATAGCCTACAGGATTGAGCGCGCGCTCGCCGCCCACGATCAAAAGGTGCCGCTGGCCGCTTGGATGATCGAGAACAGCTTCGCCACCGGGCATGGCGACACCGTAGAAGACTTGCTGAAAGAACTGAAGTGGCAGATCGAGGAGCGCGATCAAAAGGTGCGGGCCGAAACGCTGGAGGAAGCGGGGAAACATAGACCCGTCATCTATATTTTGAGTCACGATGAAGAAGCCCTTAGCACAAAATTCTGTTGTACTGAATGCTCTTGGATAGGAACCGTAGAAGAGTGGAGAGAGCACATCCGGTCCCTCGCCGGAGCGGTGAGAAGGAAAAGTAAATGAGTAAAACTCCTAATCAGATCATCAACGAATACATCCAACTATTGACGACCGGCCATGTCAAAGGAATCGGCAGGGATTTTACGAAAGAAGAGACGGAACTATGTATTTCATTGCTCCAAGCGGTCGCGGCGGATATTGAATTTGAAGCACAGCGAAAGTAAAAAAGAGGACTGCCTGGAGTAAAGCAGTCCTCAGCCCAGCCAACATACCTGCCAATCGAAGTTTACTTCGCGCTGGTGTGTTTTTCAAGAATCAAACCAATGATATTTTCTGCTGGAAAGGGAAGAGGCTTAAGTGGACCTAAAGCCAGCATTTTTTGTTTCAGCAGCTTGCATACTTCTAGGCGAACTGCGACTGTCCAGCCGCGATCGGCTAGTACGCTATTATGCGCTCCAAGGAGGATATTCCATCTCTCCATCTGGAACCGCCTTGTTGCTGCTATCCCCGAACTTCTAGTGGTTTAATTCGTACGCGTAAATCGCTACGATAGCAATGGTACGCACGTTCAAGTACGGAAGTACTCCTATGGTCTTTCCCATCAACGTCGATAGCATGGAAACGATTGATGCCGACGTGAATAAATTTGCTGGTGGCTTTATCGTCGCGCGGGCCGAAGGGGAAAAGATTGTTGAAGTCTACCATTGTGATACGCAGTCGGAAGCGGATAGCCTGGCCCGCAGGTTATTCGAGGACAAACCGGGATATGTGGAAGTCTTTATCAAGGAAACCATTCATTGAGTGACGACAAACGCCCTTTCACGAAAGATCAGCCACGCTATGGAGAGTCGATTCTCCATTGCGGCCATCCCGATAGCCGGCCACAGCATTTCTATAGTTTCGGTCCAGGCATGCCGGAAAAAGAATGGAAATCTGCTGATGGAAGAGTCGTGACATCGCGCTGGATGGTGTTGTGCGATGATTGCAACAAAATCTATGGGTTCACGCCTCATCTGGCAATTCAAGCGGATGCTACATGGAAGGCACTCGATCCAGTGATCCAGGTACCGGAAGGAAGGAAAAAGAAACCATGAGATCAATATCACCAGTAATTCCAGGGATGGATTTGGAAGAAACTGTGATTGCAAGGAATCAGCCGCAGTACAATCCGTTGCCGGCGATCATCATCG